ACATTAGCAGAGATTCGCGCAAAATTACAAGCGAATGAGAACCGCGGAAGCGGCAACAGACCCCAAGGCGACAACGCCATTTACGCACACTGGAACATTCCGGAAAACACAACAAGTCGCGTAAGATTCCTCCCCGACGCAAACCAAAAGAATAACTTTTTCTGGGTAGAACGAGCAATGATTCGTTTACCTTTTGCTGGGGTTAAAGGCCAATCAGACAGCAAGCCAGTTGTAGTACAAGTACCCTGTGTTGAGATGTGGGGTGAAGCCTGTCCAATTTTGGCAGAAGTGCGCCCCTGGTTCAAAGACCCTAACTTAGAAGAAATGGGTCGTAAGTATTGGAAAAAACGCAGTTACTTGTTCCAGGGTTTTGTGCGTGACAATCCAATTGGTGACGACAAGACACCAGAGAATCCAATTCGTAGATTCATTATTAGCCCACAGATCTTTAACTTGATCAAGAACGCATTGATGGATCCCGACATGGAAAACTTGCCTACAGACTATGCTGCAGGTCTTGATTTCAACATCAAGAAAACTAGCAAAGGTGGTTACGCAGATTACAATACAAGTACATGGGCACGTAAAGAAACTGCTCTAACTGCTGACGAAGCAGAAGCCGTTGAAAAGTTTGGATTGTACGACCTAGCCGACTTCTTGCCCAAGAAGCCCACAGACGTTGAGTTGAAAGTACTCAAAGAGATGTTTGAGGCAAGTGTTGATGGACAACCATACGATGCAGATCGTTGGGCCAACTACTACAAACCCAGTGGTTTCCAAGCAGGCACCGGAGTTGATGCAGATGCATTACCGGCTGCAACACCAGTTGCACAGGCCAAGCCAGCACTCAGCGTGGTTGCTAAACCCACTGTGGCAGAGGATGATACTCCTCCATTTGATGTAGATGAAGCACCTGCTCCGACTGCACCAGTTGAGGCTAAACCATCAAGTCAACGTGCCGAAGATATTTTGGCAATGATTAGAAATCGTAAGTCTACTACTTAATGATGTTGACGGTTGTCCTAGGCGCCTCTGGTGAGGCGTCCTTTGATATCAATTTAAATAACAATTCTTTTACCCGTAAATGGGTAAAAGAGTTGCATTGGTGTTTGGATAACTGTGAATTAAATCAACAAGAAGCGTTTTCGGGCTTGCTAACATTAAGCGAAGCTGAACAAATTTTAAATAATGCTTGTGTCACAATCAACAAGTATATGAAGGGTTTTATCAAAATTGAGACAGACTATTCTCAAGAATACTTCAATTACTTGCACTCAAAATTTGAACAGTTAAGCGGTAAGTTTGGCAAGCCCACTCTTTTATTCAGTATTGCTAACAAAGAGTTAAAAACAGCAATACGTAATTTAAATTTTTATATACATAGGCTCGAAGACAATAAAATACTGGTAAATGAGTTTTATATAAGTTTTAATAAAGACCAATATAGAAGGCATCCACTGGTAGAATCTGATTATCAGTATTTTGAGTTTGAACATAGTCCCGGCACCTTATATCTTCACTATGCTGAGTTAGGGAAAGAATTTATTGATTTATACCAAGACAACTTGTCAATTAATTATCCCGGATTTGCTAACTTACATTATTACAGCGGTGAAGCCATGTTATCATTTGACTCTTACGATTGTTTTGCCGATACAAACTATTTGACTTGGCTCAAAGACAATGATATAGATCCTTATAATAAACGTTTAGGGCATGGAAGAATTCCCCTAGGAACTGTTGACTTAGACAATTGGCAATTGATACAAAATCATCAGTATATCAAGGAAATAATTATCAATGAATGATGTAAAGTCTATTGCATTTGCTTTAGATCCTGTCAATACTCCTAGTTTTTTATTAGATTGGGAATTGACTAAGTTATGTAACTTAGACTGCACATACTGTAGTACCGGTATTGAAGGTGGCCACGATAATGCTACACAACACCCACCTGTCGCAGATTGCCTACAAACAATTGATTTTATGTATGAGTATGTTGACTTGTATATGCAACATAAAAAGCCCAGTCAACGCAAAGTGGTATTGAATGTGTATGGTGGTGAAAGTTTATTTCATCCAGGCATTATAGAGATACTCGAAGCCTGTAAAAATAAATACGCTCAATATCAATCCAAATGGCATTTAACAGTAACTTGTACAACTAATGCAGTTATTGGACAAAACCTATTAGAACGAATACTACCACTCATTGATGAATTTACAGTTACTTTCCACGCAGAGTCTTTAGAAAAACAACGTGATCAAGCTCTTGCAAATCTTAAAACAATTAAGGAACGCAACGTGCGTGTCAAATGTGTAATATTGATGCATAATAATCCTGTGTTGTGGGATAGGTGCCTGGATGCTATAGCATTTTGCAAAACGCATAACGTCAAACACATAGTAAAACCATTGGATAATACTGGGGACCAATGGGCATATAGTGCAGAACAATTGAGGATATTACGCCCTAATGAACATCCAATTCAGTTTGTTAAGCCTGCAGTGGCCATTGAACAAGGACGGCAATGTTGCGGTGGTAGATTGTTGAGTACTAACGGCAAGTTGAATTCTCGGGAAACTTTTGTACCACGGCAAGGATTTAAAAATTGGAGTTGTAGTGTCAATTGGTTCTTTTTATTTGTGCGCCAACTAGACGGGGCGATATATACAAATAAAGATTGCATGACCAGTACTACCGGACGTGTTGAACCCTTGGGACAACTGGACAATACTATGGACATATTAAATACTTTACGACAACAACTTAACGGTAATATGCCCGTTATTAAATGTGTAAAGACAACTTGTCGTTGTGGGTTTTGTGCTCCAAAGGCCAAAAGTGAAGTAGAATTTTTAGAACTAATTAAACGGAATGTGCCCATTGACATATTCCAAAAAACCTGTTAACATTATACTATAGAAGGAAATCAATTATGGCAAAACCATTTGACGTAAGCAAATTTAGAAAAAATATTACCAAAAGTATTGACGGCATCAGTGTTGGCTTTACAGATCCAACAGATTGGATTAGTACAAATAATTATGCATTGAATTATCTTATCAGCGGAGACTTTACCAAGGGTATCCCGATGGGCAAGGTCACTGTGTTTGCCGGAGAGTCCGGCGCAGGTAAGAGTTTTATCTGTAGCGGCAACTTGATTAAAAATGCACAAGATCAAGGCATCTACCCAATCTTAATCGATACAGAAAACGCACTAGATGAAAAATGGCTACAAGCATTGGGCGTTGATACCAGTGAAGACAAGTTGTTAAAACTCAATATGGCAATGATTGATGATCTTGCTAAGATGATTAACGACTTTGTAAAAGAATACCGAGCAATACCCGAGACAGAACGTCCCAAGGTGTTGTTTGTAGTTGACAGCCTGGGTATGTTACTAACACCAACGGACGTTAATCAATTTGCCGCAGGCGATATGAAGGGTGACATGGGTCGTAAACCCAAAGCACTGGCGTCACTAGTTCGTAACTGTGTTAATATGTTTGGGGATCTGAACATAGGGTTAGTATGTACTGCACATACATACGCAAGTCAAGACATGTTTGATCCCGATGACAAGATCAGTGGTGGACAAGGGTTTATTTACGCTTCTTCTATTGTTGTGGCCATGCGTAAGTTGAAATTGAAAGAGGATGACGACGGAAATAAGATTTCAGAAGTTAAGGGTATTCGTGCGGCATGTAAAATTATGAAAACACGGTACGCCAAACCTTTTGAAAGTGTGCAAGTTAAGATCCCGTACGAGACCGGAATGAACCCATATAGTGGACTAACTGACTTGGTTGAAGGTAAGGAACTTTTAAAGAAGGAAGGCAATAGTCTGGTATATACAACAACAGATGGCGAAATTATCAAGAAGTTCCGCAAGGCGTGGGAACGCAATGATGATGGATGTTTGGATCGAGTAATGGCAGACATTACTGCTAATCCACACACTGCCGATAAATCGGTCGCTATTGAACAACCAGAAGAGGTAACTGAAGAATGAGTATTGATGTAGAAGTACTTGGTGAAGCATACACTATTTTAAAACAATATATACCTGTTAAAGATCGGCAAGAAGCCGCTGACAATTTAATGAGCGTTATGGTTGATATGTTGGGCGACATTGAACTTCAAGAGTTTGGTGGCATCGACAGTAATCTTAAAAAAGCTCTTAAAGAGTATGTAGTAGAA